TCTTCATTTATAAAACTATTTTCTTTATAATTACAACGAAAAAATTTAATAAATTGATAATTATTTATATTATAGATGTTTGTTTCAAACTCAAAACCACAAAAACACAGCCATTGTTGAGTTCTTCTATCATTAACTGGGATGTAATTATAGATCTTATCATAGTCCTCTTGTAACAAATCTACAACACTTCTTGATCCACGAAGAAAAGAAAAGTAGTTATCTTCAAGGTCAACTGTAGCTAACATCCAGACTTGAGCTTTATTTTTTGTAGTTTGATCCCAACCAGTGCCAAGCATAGCAATAGGTTTTTTCTTAGAAAATAATGTATATATTGTACTTTTCTTTTGTGTAAATGGATATATCAAAGCGTGAGTTGGATCGACATCAAGCATCCTAAGTTCTTCTCTATCACTCTTGCGAATGCTTTCAGCTATTGGCTCAACGTCTTTCAGCCTAGCTTTTTTTAAGGTAAGCTTACCTACTTTCTTAACCACCATTGTAAAGCTTTGAATATCCTTCTCTTACTTTCTCTACAAATGCTGGATCTCTTTTTACTGGATCCCAATATCTAGGATCAGCTTGCATACTTTCCAAACCTTCTTGCGTTATTCTATTTGCTGGTTCAGTTTGTATAGGTTGATTTGTTTTTAGTTTTTCCATAATATGCTCCAATATAAATACACCATCTGCTGTTTCTGTTATCTTTTCTACAGAAGGTAGCATATCTTCTGGAAAAAACTTATTAGCAAAAAGCTCTACTGCTTGTATTCTTTCATTGCTATTATCACCAAGCCTAGCAATCTCTTGATCTTCATTAGGAAGATTAGCTTGTAAACCCTCAGTATACATCTTAATACCTTCAGCAAACTCATCTTGAGAAAAACCATTATCAAATGAATGATCTACCCACCATTTTAATAATGGATTATCTGCTGACATAGTTTGATCTATATTTTCTGGAAGAATATAATCACCTTTTTTTTCTGGTCTATTTTCAAAAGCAACTTTATTTAATTCTTCTTCCCAAGATCTTTTTAAATCTTCTTCTTTCTGACCCATTTTCTTCTCAAGGTTTTGGTAAGATTCAACTAGATCTTTTTCTGTTTTAAACTTTTCTGGTAGCCATTCTGGTCTATCTGGAACAGAATATTCGTCTACAGTTGTTTCACGTGAAACGTCTTGTGTTGCTTCTTGTGTTTCTTGTACTTCTTCATCAGCCATTTATTTTACCCTCATTGCGTGATTCATTCTTCTACTTATTAAAGCAATAATATATCTTTGTCCTTCTAAGTGACGTAATTCACCATCTGATATATTTGGTCCAGCTACAGCATCAAGAGTAAGACCTCTAAGATAACTAAGTGTTTCTTTACCAGATGGCGTATTAAATGTTGCTAATATATTTTTACTTATAATCTCATCATCTTCTTTCTTTCTTTGTAATCCATCTATTCCAATATTATTATTGTTGGACAACTTGTTCCCCTCCTTGTTGTTGCATCATTTGTTGTTGCATTTGTGCTTGTTGCATCATCTCCATAATTTGTTTTCTCTGACCAGCATCTCTTATAAGACTATCTGGTACACCAAACTTCTTAGCAAGATAGGCTGCAACTTCTTCACCACTTACTAGCAAGTTCATAATATCTGGACCAAATCCTTGTTGTACAAGCTGTAGCCATTGTGATGTTGCACTAATGTCTTGTCTAGCTTGAGCTTGACTCAATGGAGATACAGATCTTACTTTTACTTGCCTACCATTTACTGTTGGTATTTCTATTCTTCCTTGCTTCTTTAGAATATGTACAACTCTTTGTAATACTGGTTGCACTAACTCTGATTGCAATCTTCCAAATGCAGAACCAATTTGCCTAGATAAATCAGCCATACGTTCTGCTATCTCAGTAGCAGTAGCTGGTGTTTTATTTGGATCACCTAGCATTTCATTATACAAAGCTCTTTTGATATTCATACGCATATCATTCAATATAAACTGACTTACATCAAAACTTCCTGCAGCTCTTATTGGTTGCAAGCCAGCAGAGTTTGGTGCTTTTGGTATGACTGTTCCCGGAACAAGATTAATTGTATCTGGATTAACAATACCATCATCATCTAGCTGATAAATACCTGATATAGCCATTTGTGCATTTTCTAATACTAACTGAACTGTAAGGTTTGTAGTCTTGATAGCACTCAAAGCGTTCATAAGTGGACCTCTACCATAGACTTCTCCAGCACAAGTAGCCCATCTAAAACAAACAAAAGGATTAGAACCAATACCTTTGTATCTCTGCGATCTAATTAATGTAGATGTTTCGCAATCAATAACATAATCTAAAAAAGCATCTTCATTTATTTTTGTATAATCACGACAAACAACTTCTAATATTTTTGTTTTAGCATCTGGTGTTTTTTGTATTTTATCTGCTAACTGTGGAGAAATATCACTATCAGCATACAATAAAGGAATATGAGAATAACGTACATTTCTCTCTCGGTAAACATGATCTATCTGATTATTTGGACCAGTTTCTAATACAACATGAGGAAGTGGTATTGCATTAAATACAATAGGCTGTACAGCATCACCTTCACTTATTTGAAGAATGCCTGTGCCAACTGCCAAGTCCATAAATGATTCATGAACTTCCTGACCAAAGTTGGAGTTTTGTAAGACTTCAAATACATATTCTGTCACCTCATCCAAATCATTATTAACAGTATCTCTTTGTTCTTTAGCAACTTCAGAGCCAGCTATAAAGTCAGCCCATCTAGCAAAGTTAGGAACTAGACCAGCTTGTAATCTTGATGCAAACTCTTGTACCCCAACAACGGCTGTTTCATCAAATATTTTTTCATCTCTTCTTTGACCAATAGATTCGGTATAAAAAGATTCTCTTTGTGGCATAGAAAATTCATAACATTCTTCAAAGAGAGGAACAAAGTTTTCTCTTAATGTTTTAGCTTTTTCATATTTTGCCATATATTCTTTTGCAATTTTATCATGCATTATACATTTCCTCTATAATACCCAATACCTCCACCAGATCCAGTTATCAAAGAACGTCTACCTCTACGCATTCTTCTTCTTTGTAACACTGTACTTTCTTTTCTTTGCTTTATAACATCTGATTCTGGTTCTGGACTTGTTGCCATTTGAGTTATTGGAGTTGTACTAACCAAAGGTGTTGCCCTAGTTACAGCTTGTGCAGTTTGTTGTTTTTTCAGTGCTGCTTTTTCCTCTTGCTCTTTTTTTAATTGAGCTGCTTGTGCAGCTTCAGCTTGTGGATCTGTTACTGGAGCTGAACTACCACCACCAAATACACACATATTAACCTCCTAATCTTGCCCAGAAGCCTTGCTTCTTAATAGGCTTTCGTTGAAAAATGTCATACCCTTTTCTAGCATTAAACGATTGTAGTGGCTTTTGTCCAGAAATTAATTCTCTTCCTTCACCAGCTCCAAGCAATAAATACTGTAAAGCATCATGTATATGAGAGTACATATTCTTCTCTGGCTTATCATCATAACGCTCACCTGATACTTGCATTCTTCTATAGGCATAGCCACCTTGAAATCCTTTAATTAACATAGGACATCTTCTATCAATCAAAAAAGCTGGTTTACCATCTGACATTTTAGTTAGCTGTGAAGAAACAGATTCTAAACGCAGATCTACACTATTGGAAGGTGCTGGCATAGCCCTAAGACCAGCACCTCTTAATATCTGAAATGGAGTTGATTCATCTGTTTGCGCTCTAAAATCACCAGCTGGATCACCAATAATTGTAACATCTAAACCAGCAAAGCGTGTTGCTATCTCTTGTCGTAGTAATTCTGCAAACCTAACAATCCCCATATCAATCGCAACAATCTCCGATTGTATTAACCATCTACCTCTGACTTTCTGTCCAAATACCGCAGAAGGAGTCAAACCAAAATCAAGTCCAATATAAAGAGGTACACCAATAGCTATCGGTATTTCTTCTGTTGCAATATGGGTTTCACTTACAAACTGTGGATATACAGGTTTACCATCCTGTATAGCACCCAGCCTATTCATAACATATACATCTATCCAGCTTTTAGTCTTACCACGAATAAGATTAGGATAATAAGTAGCTAATATATTTTTTGCGTTCTCTGCTTCTTTATTCATTGAATAATCTTTGACTTCACCCTTATCATCATAGTTTTCTAACATAGCAGATGGTTGTGTAAAGAAACCCCAGTTATCTGGCTTCACCAACATAGTTGCTTGTTCTTTGGGTATATGATCTGGTATTGGAACCTCTCCAGCCATAATAGGCCACCAATGATCTTCTTCTGGAGCATTTGTATCTGCAATCACACCAGACCAGCTTGCACCACCATCACGCATAGATGGATAACGACCAACACGCATAGTACACGCATCAATAATACTCTTGGGTATTTCTCTTGCTTCGTTAATCCAAACACCAGTAAGTTCCAAAGAAAGAAGCTTCTTTACATCTTCTGGTCTATCTAACGCTAAAAATATTATCTCCATATCCAAATCATTCTTTTGAACATGATGCGTATATGGTACTGACCAATGAAACTTACCCCATAGATCTTCTGGAAACCAATCAAGCCAAGTCTTAATAGTAGTTGTTCGTAACTGTGGATTTGTATTTCTAATTACAGCCCATCTACTTTTACGAATACCTTCCTTGTTTTTCTTTTGCTCAAGGCTTCTACGAAATACCTCAACACAACAAGCAACAGACTTACCAGAACCAACTGGACCTCTTATTCCTCTAAAAAAATTAGAGTCTTTCATAAATACTTTTATAGTATCACCATCTGGTTTGTAATCAAAAGAAGCCACATTACCTCGCAAATAATGATTTACTTCTTGCTTTTGCAGCTTTCAAAGCTTCTGTTTGTGAATTATGTATACTTGTTGGAATTAATCTTTTTTCCAAAATTGCTTTTCTTAATATATCTTCACTATACTGTTTGTTATTATAAACACTTGGAATATTAGCCCATTTGCCATTAGGCAAAGGAATTGTTCTAGATATCTCAGAAACATTAGAACCTTTTTTAATTATTACTTTTCCATTTTCTTTAATATCCTTAGATATTTTTATTATTGGTCTACCAGCTTGAGTAAATTTACCTGTAGGCTTTCCAAGTAATGAATCTGCCATAATTACCTCTCATCAATTTTATGGTTAACACCTACACGAATTAACTTCTCAACTGTTTCTGGTGCAATCGTTGCAATCAATTTATCAGC